TCGGTAGTTCAAAGCTCAATAACATATTATCCTACGGGATGTTTGTCGGCAACTACTTTTAATACTGTTAATTATAACTTAGCGTTCGGAGTAGGGGTTGTTGGGGCAGTGGATGCCACTCAAGGAGAAAGAAGTTTAAAGATTGTTCTTCAATATCAAGTATTAGACTTTAATATATGACTACTTTACATAACAATGATAAGGTGCATATTAGTATGATTGCCACCATCACTGATGAGGTGGATGCTCAAGATAAGTTGATAGGAACTGATGAAGAAACTTTAAAGACAAAGAATTTTTTTCCTAGAGATTTAAGGAATTACACTTTAAGTCCATGGAAAATTTCAAAGTTTTTTATCTCACAAGAACAAGTGTTAGCTTCAAGTGTAGGTAATCCTATCATACTACTACCCGCTTTAGAGGGGTTAGAGTTTTATGAGTTTAGTCCTATCTTTGCTAATATGTTTATTAATGTAGTTACTAATCCTGCTAACCCTTTTGTGTGTGGTGCGGGAGATGATTTAAAGCTTGGTTGGTTTAATCCTTCGGTTGGCTTCTTTTGGAATAATGGTCCTTTTTTTTCATTGAACCAATCACAAATTACTAACTCCTCTACTCAGATGGTTAGGTGGGAACCTTTTCAATCGGGAGTTGCATCGATGGGCTCAGGCACACAATGGCAAGACAGTATAGCCACAAGTCAAAACACAGCAATAGCTGTAGGTCCACGACTGAGTGGAGCACCGGGATGGATAACCGGTGAGGGTTATTGGGAGGTGGAGTTAATGTATAAGAAAAACGAAATGTTACCGTAATATGGCAAAAATAAGTACATACAATATAGACCCTAATGTGTCAGGGAACGACCTATTATTAGGGACGGAGGTAAATTCTACACCTCCTAATTTGACAAAAAATTTTAAGGTAGATGATGTCTTTGAGTACACATGGGGTTGGAGATACATAGAACATTATATTGATAATGCATATACTCTTAGGAATTTAGCGACACAACCTTTTACTATACTTCCCGCACAAGGTGCTAATGTAGTTATTGTTCCTTTATCTTTAAGTGTGAGTTCTTTTGGAGACTCGTTTCCTCCTGTGCTTAATCAATATCTCTTTGGAACTTTTCTTTTAGAGGTAGGCCTTGATGATGGGACAGGAGTTATTGGAACAAATCCGTGGATCAGTGGAGGAGATGGAAATGGTTTGGGATTTGTGTTAGGATGGGAAGGTAGAAATTTTGTTTATTATAATTATTTTACATCTTCCCCTGATGTGTTTACTGTAGCTGATGCCAACAAAGCCATGTTGTTTGCTGCCCCAAGTGGAGCAACTGACTCCCCTACAGGAGAGATGGCAGTGAAGATTGAGTTTCAATATCAATTGTTTAGTTTATAATATATGACCACTATACATAATAATGATGAGATACATATTAGTATGCTTGCTGAAAGGCAGGAGGATTTAGTGGAGAATGATAAATTAATAATTTCTGATAGTGCGAATCAAAAAACTCGAAATGTAAGATTAGCAGAGTTTAGATGCAAAGCTGTATGCCCATATAAAATAGAAAAATTTATTATCAGTGAGGCGCAGATATTAGCTTCATCTTATGGTAATCCTATTTTTTTATTACCTATTCTAGGAGTGGAAGAGTACTACACTTTCATGGGGATGTGGATAAATACTTTTAAAAATGTAGTCACTAATCCTGCCAATCCTTTATCTGCAGCGGTCTTTCAACAATTGTCGCTTAGAGGGTGGTGCGGTAATCTTCTCTCTCCGGGCGGTGATGTATTTTTACCTCTTACTCAACCTCAATTTACAAGTGCAACTGACCAATTAGTTAGATTAAAGCCTGAGCCTTATATTACCGATATTAATTTTCAGCAATCACTATCATGTTATTCGTCACTTATTCTTATTCCTAATTTCGGTGCAGGTGTTGGGTGGATAACAGGAGAAGGGTATTGGGAAATAGAAATAATGTATAAAAAAAATGAAGCATATTAATAATTAAAAAAAATGGATATAAGAAAAATTTCAGTAGGACCTGATTATAAGTCAGGGGCTATGCACTATATTGTGGGACAAGAAATATTAAACGGATCACACACTATACACCTAATTAAAAATGAGGGTGGGTCAATTCGTATTTGGATAGAGAAAAATGGAGAGGTTGTTTTGTGGAAAGAGTTTACAGATACTATGCCTATCTCTATAGAATATAATATATACTTTGAATGAAATCACCAACAGATTTTTTAGTAGAACCTGTAGGAAACAAAAGGTATGCTAATAAAAAAAACATAGGGGGAGTAGACTTTATAGTAAGCTCATCTGAAGAAGACCATAAGTTTTCTAATAGAGAGGCTTTAGTTATTGAAACTCCTTTAAGATATAAAGGTCCTATTAAAAAGGGAGACACTTTATTGGTTCATCATAATGTTTTTAAGTATTACAACGACATGTATGGTAGACAGAAGAGTGGTAGGAGTTTTTTTAGGGAGAATACTTTTTTAATAGATAGCGAGCAATTCTTTCTTTACAAACAAAATGGGCAATGGAAGTCTTATGATAGATATTGTTTTGTTAAACCCATTAAAGTTAAACAAGATTATCATTTACATAAGAATGTTAAGTTTGAACCTTTAGTTGGAGAGATGAAATATCCTAGTGAGTATTTACAGAAACAAGGAATAAAGAGTGGGGATATAGTTATGTTTAATCCTAATATGGAATATGAATTTCAGGTAGATGGAGAGTTGCTGTATAGAATATATGACCATCAAGTTCCTGTTGTTTTACCAAACTATAAATAAAATGGATTCAAGAGAAATAAAATTAGAAATTATAAAAGCAGGAAGAAGGGCAGTTAAACAATTAATTAAAGTTGCTAAGGAAGAAATTATAAAGCCTGACCCTGAAGATGAGTTAGCTGCAGATAGATTAAAAAATGCAGCAGCCACCAAGAAGTTGGCTATCTTTGATGCTTTTGAAATATTAAATAGAATAGATGCTGAGCAAGAAAGTTTAGATATTGCAAGCAAGGGGGCAGATAAAACACAAACAAAACAAGGATTTGCTGAAAGAAGATCAAAATAAATTATATACTCTTATAAGAGACTATATTCCTAAAGGGGTTTTATCACGAAAGAATAAAGCTTCTTCGTGGAAGTATGGCTATAATGAAAGATATGATTTCGTTAACATATCTAAGTCAGGAAAAGTTGGAGAGATTATAGACGTGTCAGGTTTAAAGATAGGTCTTCCTTTATATATTAAACCAAAGAAGAAAACTTCTAAAGATAAACAGTATTGGCAAAGACATGAACTCCCCTCTCAACTTTCTAAAATAAATTCTATCTTTCAATGGAACACTATGGATTCTGTTTTTAAAAATAGATGGGTGGATTATATTGAGGGAGAGTTTGATAAAAGAGAGTATGGGGATTGGTTTATTAATAATGGCACACCTACTTATATAACAGGAGCTCACTATATGTATCTGCAATGGACAAGCATTGATGTAGGGTATCCTGATTATCGTGAAGCAAATAGAATATTCTTTTTGTTTTGGGAAGCATGTAAAGCTGACTCTAGATGTTTCGGTATGACTTATTTAAAAATAAGACGGTCGGGATTTTCTTATATGGGTTCTTCTGAGTGTGTGAATGTAGGAACACTAGCTAAAGACTCAAGGGTGGGTATTTTATCTAAGACGGGTTCTGATGCTAAAAAAATGTTTACAGACAAGGTTGTTCCTATATCTAACAGATTACCTTTCTTCTTTAAACCTATTCAAGATGGTATGGATAAACCTAAGACTGAATTAGCATTTAGAGTTCCGGCTGCTAAGATTACTAAAAAGAATATGTATGATGTGGCTGATGAGGAGTTGTTAGGATTAGATACTACAATTGATTGGAAGAATACTGATGATAACTCTTATGATGGTGAAAAGTTATTGTTATTGGTACATGATGAAAGTGGTAAGTGGATAAAGCCAAATAACATATTAAATAATTGGAGGGTAACCAAAACATGTTTACGGTTAGGAAGTAAGATTATAGGAAAATGTATGATGGGTTCTACTTCTAATGCTTTAAATAAAGGGGGAGAAAATTTTAAGAAACTATTTGAAGACTCAAACTTGTCAACAAGAAATGCTAATGGTCAAACTAAAAGCGGACTATATTCTTTATTTATTCCTATGGAGTATAACATGGAAGGATTTATAGATGTACATGGACAACCGGTATTTCGTAAGCCAAAAGAAAAGATTAAAGGAGTGGATGGCGAGTGGATACGCAATGGGGCTATTGATTATTGGGAGGCTGAAGTCGACTCTTTAAAAAATGATGCTGATGCTTTAAATGAATTTTATCGACAGTTTCCAAGAACCGAGTCTCATGCTTTTAGAGATGAAAGTAAATCTTCTTTGTTTAACTTAACTAAAATATATCAACAAATAGATTATAATGATTCTCTTATTATCGAACATCATTTGACACGAGGTTCATTTTCGTGGGCTAATGGAATTAAAGATAGTAAAGTTATATGGACACCCAATTCCCGAGGAAGGTTTTTAATTAGTTGGACTCCTACTAAAAATTTACAAAATAATGTTATAGAGAAAAACGGAATAAAGTTTCCGGGCAATGAACATGTAGGAGCATTTGGATGTGACTCTTATGATATATCAGGAACAGTAGGTGGTGGAGGTTCTAATGGAGCTCTACATGGATTAACTAAATTTAATATGGAGGAAGCTCCAAGTAATCAGTTTTTTTTAGAGTATATTGCTCGACCTCAAACGGCAGAAATTTTTTTCGAAGAAGTATTGATGGCATGTGTGTTTTATGGTATGCCGATTCTTGTGGAAAACAATAAGCCAAGATTACTTTATCATTTAAAAAACAGAGGATATAGGGGGTTCTCTATGAATCGACCTGATAAACATAAAGTAAAACTTTCTAAATCTGAAAAGGAACTAGGGGGAATTCCTAATAGCTCGGAAGATGTAAAGCAAGCTCATGCCGCAGCCGTTGAATCATATATAGAAAAACATGTGGGATTAGATTTTGAATCAACCTATAGGGAATCAGACGATATGGGCATAATGTTATTCTCCAAAACCTTAGAGGATTGGGCGAGATTTGATATAACAAGTAGGACTAAACATGATGCTACTATTAGTTCAGGTTTAGCTATAATGGCTACTCAAAGACACTTGTATTTGCCACAAAAGAAACAATCAAAAATAAGTGTTAACTTTGCAAGGTATAGTAATAGCGGCAGATTAAGTACATTAATACGATGAAAGATATAAAAATAAACATAGAAGCAACAGGGTTTCCAAGTCAATTTGTTTCAGATGCTGAAAAAGCTACTGATGAATTTGGCCTACAAATTGGTCAAGCAATACAATACGAGTGGTTTCGTAAAGATAGTAATACTTGTAGATTTTATAATCAATGGGGAGAATACAATAGGTTAAGATTATATGCTCGTGGAGAGCAGTCAATTGCTAAGTATAAAAATGAATTAGCTGTAGATGGAGATTTATCTTATCTTAATTTAGATTGGACACCTGTTCCTATTCTACCTAAGTTCGTAGATATAGTAGTGAACGGAATGGCGGATAGATTGTTTAAGGTAGATGCTTATGCTCAAGATGCTGTTTCTCAATCTAAAAGAAGTAAGTATCAAAGAATGATAGAGGGTCAAATGGTTGCTAAACCTGTGTTAGATATTATTCAAAAGAGGGGAGATGTTAACCCTTACTCTATGGACCCCGATGAACTTCCCAACTCTGATGAAGAATTATCATTGTATATGCAGCTTAATTATAAACCGGCTATAGAGATAGCACAAGAAGAAGCGGTAAACACTTTATTAGAAAATAATAAATATGTAGACCTTAGAAAAAGGTTTGACTATGACTTAACAGTTTTAGGAATTGCTATAGCTAAACATGATTTTCAATTAGGAGATGGAGTAAAGGTTGAATATGTTGACCCTGCTAATGTGGTGTATAGTTACACGGAAGATCCTCACTTCAAAGATTGTTTTTATTGGGGTGAAATAAAAACTCTTCCTATTATTGAATTAAAAAAAATAGACCCTACTTTAACTAATGATGATTTAAAAGAAATATCTCAGTATAGTCAAAGTTGGTATGACTATTTTAATACCGCTCAAATGTATCAAGACTCTATGTTCTATAGAGATACAGCTACTGTTATGTATTTTAATTATAAGACAACTAAGAAGTTTGTTTATAAGAAAAAGATTAATGAGAATGGTAATGAGAAGATGATAGAGAAGGATGACCAATTTGATCCGCCGGAAGAAATGATGGAGGAGGGAAACTTTGAAAAGGTAGAAAAAACAATTGATGTATGGTACACGGGTGTAATGGTTATGGGAACTAATATTATTTTAAAATGGGAGTTGGCAGAGAATATGGTAAGACCTAAGTCGGCTAATCAATATGCTATACCTAATTATATTGCTGTTGCTCCTAGAATGTATAAAGGTGTTATTGAGTCTTTAGTAAGGAGAATGATTCCTTTTGCAGACTTAATACAGCTCACTCATTTAAAACTACAACAAGTAATAGCTCGCGTTGTTCCTGATGGTGTGTTTATTGATGCCGATGGTTTAAATGAAGTTGATCTAGGAACAGGGAATGCTTACAATCCTGAAGATGCTTTAAGATTATATTTTCAAACAGGTAGTGTTATAGGTAGAAGTTATACTCAGGATGGAGATTATAACCAAGGGAAAGTTCCTATTACTCAACTAACATCTAATTCGGGTGCAAGTAAAACACAAATGTTAATTGGAAACTATAATCATTATCTTAATATGATTAGAGCTGTAACCGGTCTTAATGAAGCAAGAGATGGTAGTACTCCTGATCCAAATTCTTTAGTGGGCATACAGAAGTTAGCTGCTTTAAATTCTAATACTGCTACTCGTCATATATTAGATGGTAGTTTATTTATTTACAGAAGTCTTGCTGAGGCATTATCATATAGGGTTTCTGATATATTAGAGTATTCTGATTTTAAAGAAAACTTTATTAATCAAATAGGAAAGTATAATGTGTCTATATTAAATGACACTAAAGATTTGTATATATATGACTTCGGTATTTTTATTGAAGTATCTCCTGATGAAGAAGAGAAAGCACAGTTAGAACAGAATATACAAATGGCTTTATCCAAACAGGATATTAACTTAGAGGATGCTATTGATATTCGTGAGGTTAGAAATTTAAAACTTGCCAACCAACTTTTAAAACTTAAAAGAAGAAAGAAGCAAGAGAAAGATGAACAACAAGAAATGATGAAGATGCAGGCTCAGGCTCAAATAAATCAACAGAGTCAACAGATGGCTGCACAAACAGCGATGCAAAAGATGGAGGCTGAGACTCAATCTAAAATGAAAATAAAGCAAGCAGAGATTGCGTTTGAAATAGAAAAAATGAAGCAAGAAGCATTGTTGAAGTCACAACTTATGGAAAAAGAATTTAGCTACAATATGCAATTAAGAGACACCTCTGAGCGATCATTGCAAACTAGAGAAGACCAACGAGAGTTTGCGAAGGCAGAAAGAATAAACCAACAAAACACTCAACAGAGTCAACTGATAAGTCAAAGAAAAAACAATTTGCCTCCTCAAAATTTTGAACAAACAACAACAGCAAAAGTGTTTGAATCAAATGAAGATAGTTTAGATGGATTTGATATGTCCTCCTTTGAACCGAAGTAGTGTCTAAATTGTGTTAAAAATTTTATTAACTTTGTATAAAAATATAATCTAATGGAAATAAAAGTAAGAGCCGTAGGTGAGGCTGAAGAAAAATCACCACAACAGCTAGAGCAAGAAGTGCTTGATAAGCATGCCGAGCAAGAAAGCAATGAAGAATTAACTACTGAACCTGTAAAAGAGGAGGTAGTAGAAGAAGAGGTTAAGGAGGAAGTAGTTGAAGAGCAAAGCTCTGAGCTACCTAAACTAACTGAAGAAGATGTTCTTTCACATATTAACAAAAGATATAATAAGCAGATAGATTCTGTAGATGAATTGTTTGCAGAGAAAAAAGAATCAGGTGAGTTACCTGAAGATGTTTCTGCTTATTTAAAATACAAACAAGAAACGGGCCGTGGATTTGAAGACTATGTTAAATTAAACAGAGACTTTGAAGACATGGACGCCGACTCTTTGTTAAGAGAGTATTTAATTTCTACTGAAGATGGTCTCGATATTGAGGATATTAATGTTTTAATGCAGGATTATCAATACAATGAAGACGAGCATGAAGAATCTGAAATTAAAAAAATCAAATTAGCAAAGAAAAAAGCTATTGCTACAGCTAAAAAATATTTTGCAAAGCAAAAGGAATATTACAAGCAACCCCTTGAGTCAAGAACGGATGCCATTTCTGAAAGCGATTCGGAAGAATTAAAAGCTTATAGGCAATACTTGCAAGAGTCTAAAACTCTTGAGCAGGAGAATCTCAAAAAAAGAGATTGGTTTGAAAAAAAGACCGATGATTTATTTAATCAAGAGTTCAAAGGTTTTGAATTTAAAATTGGTGATACATCATTAACATATTCTCCCGGCTCACCGGATGAACTTAAGAAGTTGCAGTCTACTCCTTATAATTTTATAAATAGATTTATAGGGCCGGACGGATTACTTAAGGATGCAGCCGGATACCATAGGGCTTTAGCTATTGCAATGAATCCTGAAAAGTTTGCTCAGTTTTTTTATGAGCAAGGTAAATCGTCAGGAACAGAAGATGTGATGCGTAAGACTAAAAATATAAATATGTCTGAGCGAACAGCTCCTGAGACTACGGTAAAAGGAGGGATGAAGATTCGTTCACTGAATGCAAATTCAGGGAAAGGATTGAAAATTAAAAGTGTAAAAAGAAAATAAGTATTAAAAAATTTTAAAAATTAGAAAATTATGGCAGGTTCAGTTTTAGGTGCCCCGGGTTTTGATTTGCAACCAAGCAGTACGCAGACCCCGACAAGTACCAATTATATAACAGACTTCAATTTCTTGACTCAGTATCTACCGGATACATACGAAAAAGAATTTGAACGATATGGCAACCGAACGATCTCATCATTCTTGAGATTAGTAGGTGCAGAATTACCTTCTATTTCTGACCAAGTAAAATGGGCAGAGCAAGGAAGGCTACACTCTAAGTATGTATCAGTGGGTGTGGATAATGGTGGTGGTGCTGCTGCGGGAGACCCAACAGCAATATTACAAATTAATGATAGTGCATTCCCGGCATCGGGTGCAGCTACTTCTACAACACCGGCGACAGCATATAATGCGCAAAATGGTATTGCTATTAGAGTAGGACAAACACTTATGATTGTCTTCAATAATGGAGCAGGAAGTAATAAGGCTATTGTTACGAATGTTAATACGGCACTTAATCAGTGTACTGTTGCTTTCTATGAAGCTACAGGTTTGGCGGCAGCTCCGGCAGGTTTTGCTGCAGCACAATGTACAGTGTTTATCTACGGTTCTGAGTTTAGAAAAGGAACAGATGGAATGGCAGGGTCTTTAGAGGCTGATGACTTCATCTTTAAAAATAATCCAATTATTTTAAAAGACACTTACGAAGTTAGTGGTTCTGATATGGCTCAAATCGGATGGATTGAAGTTACTACAGAAAATGGTGCGACAGGATTCTTATGGTATTTAAAATCAGAGCATGAAACAAGATTACGTTTCGACGATTATCTTGAGACATCTATGATTGAAGCAGTTCCGGCAGAAGCAGGAGCAGGTGGTGGTGCAGCAGCAGCTACTTTTATGGGCTCTGAAGGTATCTTCTATGTCGTTGGAGATAGAGGAAATGTTTGGGGTGGTGGTAATCCAACAGCATTAGCTGATTGGGATGCGATCATTGGTAGATTAGACAACCAAGGTGCTATTGAGGAGAATGTTGTATTCGTTGACAGAAACTTCGGTTTTGATATTGACGATCTGTTAGCAGCTCAAAACTCTTATGGTGCAGGTGGTACGTCTTATGGTCTTTTCGATAATGATGAAGAGATGGCATTGAATCTAGGATTCACAGGATTCCGAAGAGGATATGACTTCTACAAGTCTGATTGGAAATACTTAAATGACCCAACAATGAGAGGTGGTTTGCCAACAGGTGCAGGCTCAGGTCGAGTAAATGGATTATTAGTACCGGCAGGTTCTACTTCTGTTTATGACCAAATCTTAGGTAAGAATGCAAAACGACCTTTCTTACATGTTAGATATCGTGCTTCAGAAACTGAAGACAGACGATACAAAACATGGTTGACAGGTTCTGCAGGAGGAGCTCGAACAAGTGCGATCGACTCGATGACTGTAAACTTCTTATCAGAAAGATGTGTTTGTACAATGGGTGCAAACAACTTCTTCCTATTCCAAGAATAGTATTGATGTAAAGATTAGGGTGTCTCGTCAACGAGACATCCTTTTCTTTTTTATTATAAATTATATTAAATCTAAATAAAATGAAAAAAGAAAAATTCGTAGATAAAACCTACAAACTAACAAGGGATGCAGCTCCCCTATCTTACATGCTACCAACAAGACACACTAACAGATTTCCATTATTACATTTTGATGAAGACACAGGAGTTAATAGAGAACTTCGTTATGCTCGTAATCAAAAAAGTATTTTTGTAGATGAGCAAGATGGTCATGTTATCATGGAGCCTATTATATTTGAAGATGGATTTATAAGTGTTCCTAAAAACAATCAAGTGCTACAACAGTTTTTAGAATCTCACCCTTTATATGGAAAAAGATTTACAAGAGTAGATACAGAGAAAGATGCATCTAAACAAGTAGAGGTTCTAAATGTAGAAGTGGATGCTTTAATAGAAGCAAGAACATTATCACTTGACCAAATTGAAACCATATCTAGAGTGGTGTTTAATCACGATATAAATAAAACTAGTACAGCAGAATTAAAAAGAGATATTTTAGTTTATGCAAGAAATTATCCGGAAGATTTTTTAAGTATTGTAAATGACCCAATGTTAAAGCATCAATCTCAAGTTCAAAAATTTTTTGAAGAAGGTTTGTTAGCTAAGAAAAAAGGTGGAGCAATTCATTTTAACACTAAAGAAAATAAAAAACGAATGCTTGTTATTCCTCAAGGAGAAGATACTAATTTAATTGTTGCAGCCTACTTACAAAGTGACGATGGTATTGAAGCTTTGAAGATTCTTGAAAAACTTTTACAGAAAGACGAATAGTTTTTTTTTCGTATATTTGCTTTTATGAATAAGTACTTAAGGTTTTACTCTCCTTCTTTAGCTCCTGCAAGTAGCGCACAGCATGTTCTTGTAAATGTGAGCAAAATGACAATGATGGCTTCATCTACAGGTGGTGCGGCGGATACTGATATAATTATTAACTATGGAGAAAATAAAGATTTTAAATTAGTGTTAACTTTTTCTCCTCAAGTGGATGTGTACCGCACAGA